TCAAGAGCCTGACCTTCATCGGGGCCAAGCTCACCGACAACCCCGCGCTGATGCGCAACGATCCGGGCTACCTGGGCAACCTCATGATGCTCGCCGCCGTCGAGCGCGAGCGCCTGCTTCAGGGCAACTGGAAAATCCGCCCGAGCGCCGGGCTCTACTTCAACCGGGCCTGGGTCCAGGTGGTGGACATCGCGCCGGTCATGCTGCGCACCGTGCGCGGCTGGGATCTGGCCGCGACCTTGCCGACGCCGGACACCGACCCCGACTGGACCGCCTGCACCAAGCTGGGCCACACCGTGCAGGGCCACTACATCGTGCTCGACCACAAGTGGATGCGCGGCACCCCGTCGGACGTCGAGCGATACATCCTGAACACATCCAGTCAGGACGGATACGAAACGACCGTGGCGCTGCCGGAGGATCCCGGGCAGGCGGGCAAGCACCAGAGCCTCGCGTATACGCGCCTGCTCGCGGGCTATCCGTTGGACATCTCACGGGAGACCGGCGATAAGGTGACCCGCTTCGGACCGTTCTCCGCGCAGTGCCAGCAGGGCAACGTGCTCGTGCTGCGGGGGGACTGGAACGAGCACTTCTTCACCATGCTCGAATCGTTCCCGGAATATCCGCACGATGACAGCGTGGACGCTACCAGCCGGGGCTTCCAGGTGATCGCGGCTGACAACATGGCGGCGTGGATGAAATTGTGATGGCGGATGACGATCCCACGGAAGCCCCCGGCGTGCTCCAGTTCAGGGCCGACGGATCACCCATGGACACGGTCGACTGGACGCCAACCTTCGAGTTCCTCCGAGCCAATACCAGCAACTGGCTGACGTTCCAACCGAGCGGCATCAAGATCGAGCTGGCGACCGGCGAGGTCGTGATCCCCGAGGGCCTGACGCTGACCGACGCGGCCCGCGCGTTTTGGGATGCTGTCGCCTGTTTCAGGCAGCCCGACTTTTGGTGATGGGCCGCCAAGATCGAATTGATGCGGCGGTTCGCGCCTGCACTGAATGCGGAGGGCGGTGGGAGTTTCCAAAGCGATATGACTGTGACGGTTGCATCGCCGCCGTGGATGAGGAAATCGAGTCCGAGCGGGTGGGTGATGGCCATGAATAACGCGGAGATCGACGCCTGGGTAGCCGATGCGGTCGAGACGGTCCTCAAAACTGGGGACACCAAGGCGGCGAACGAATTCGCGCAGGCGCTGCTACAGAAGGCAGCGGATGATAAAATCACCCGGCCCGAGATGTGCTGCGCGCTGGCGCTGATCATGCACGGCATCGTGCTGGCCGAGCCCGCCGCCGCTCTGCTGCCCTACATCACCACCAAGGTCTTCGAGCGATACAAGGCAGACGACAAACTCAGGAAGCGGCGGGAACCCCAGTGATGACCGAGCAACTGTCGCACACCGAGGTTGACGGCAAAGAGATCACCGTCCTGGACATGCCGCTCGACACACTGGGCACATTCGCGACGCGGTCCATCCGCGCGATGGAGGCCGCCAAGCTAACCACTGTCCGTGATGTTGTTAAATTAACGGAACAAGAATTCCAGGCCATTCCAGGCATCGGAGCGGCGGCGCGGATGGACATGAAATACCGGCTCTACGTTAAGGGGCTCGCGTTCCGCGATCCCGACAAGGAGGGCCACCCGCCGCTGCCGTTCCCGTCGATGCACGAGCGGCTGACGCGGATCGAGCGACGGCTGGACAAGCTGGAGGGCCACTCGCTGCTGCGCGAGGTGGGCGACATGAGCGGCCACGCGCGGGCGGGAAAGATCACATGACGCGACCGCTGGCGCTGGACTTGTTCTGCGGTGCCGGGGGTGCGTCGATGGGATTATACCGTGCCGGGTTCGACGTTGTCGGCATCGACTGGCGCGCGCAGCCACGCTACCCGTTCATGTTCATTCGCGGCGACGCGCTCAACCCACCGGCTGACCTCACGCGGTTTGATTTCATCTGGGCCTCGCCGCCGTGCCAGGACTATTCATCACTGAAAACCCTGTCGGGAGCGAAGCGCGGCAGGCTGATCGGCCCGGTGCGGGAGATGCTGCGCCGGGTGGGAGTTCCTTACGTGATCGAAAACGTCATGGGGGCGAAAGCTGACCTGATCGCACCGATCCGGTTATGTGGCACCTCGTTTGGCCTGGGCGTCTGGCGACACCGGCTGTTTGAGATGTCTTCGCCACCGTTGTTCACGCCGCAGTGCGCGCATCATTTGTGTCGAAAGCCCATCGATGTCACCGGCAAGTTTGGCCCGATCAGAAGCCACCCGCGCATCAAACCCGGCGGCGGGTCCAGTCGCAAGCCAGACAACGTGAAACACGCCCAGGAGGTCATGGGGATCGACTGGATGAACCGCGTCGAAATGGGCCAAAGCATCCCCCCGGCCTATGCCGAATTCATCGGTCGGGTGGCGATGGATCAAATGAGGGTGACATGATGAAGGTCGCTTATGACGCGATGGCCAAGGCCGCTTACATCTACCTGATGGATGACATTCAACCCGGCGCGGCGGCGCGCCAGATCGTCACCGATGACGGCAACATCGTGCTGGACCTGGACAAGGACAACCGGCTGATCGGCATCGAACTGCTGGACGAGACATTGTTGCATCCGAAACTAAAACGCAGGGCGGTGAGCCGATGACCGACGACAATCGCATGTCCGTGCCCGACCGCATGGGCGATATGGCGCGCCGCATCGAGGAACTGGAGCGCACGGTGGATGATCTGACCAGGCACAATGAGGAACTGCGCGAGACCGTGGCCGCGCTGCTGAACCCGCTGCCGCCCCGCGCAAACACGGGCAACTTTTGGTGACCCATGACGACATGGTGGCGCGGGGACTACGCTGACATCCGCGAGACCATCCGCCGCACCGGCAGGCTGGAGGTAAGCGAGACGCTCGCGGTTTCCGACCTGGACGCTGGCTGGCACTACCATGCTCAGAACGACCACACGACCATCAACGGGGATCGCGACGGCTGGCCGGTCAGGGCCACGCTGCACCAGCGGCGCGCGCGCCGACGCGACGGTCGGCGGCGGAAGCAATTGCTGGCCACCCAGGCCTTCTACGAGTCGACCAAGGAAGAGCGGCGCAAGGCGGAAGAGGCGCGGGTGGCGCTCTATCGGAAACAGCAAGAGGAACAGCGCAAGCGACTTCTCGCCGTGCAGGCGGAACAGGAGAAGGCCAGGGCGGCCAGGGAGGCCGTGGCGCGGATGGAGCGCGAGGCCGCCGAAGAGCAACGCCAATACGCGTTCGATGCCTGGGCGGAACAGGAGCGCCGGGAGATAGCGGCCCGCGCACGCGCGGTGATCAGCGGCACGATACTGTCGGACGACCTCCAGGCGCTCTGGATCAGGCCGCCGATGTATCTGAACGAAGACCAGAAGATCACCCTGGCCGATGGGCTGGAAAGGATGTTCGTCGCGCGCGGCGCGGGGCCGTTGCGGGTGAGCCACGACCGGGCCATCGAGGTCTCGCGCCTGTCACCGCGAGAACTCGCGCTGGCCAAGCACGACTGGTATCGCACCAACTACGACAACCTGTGCACGCAATATCCGCCGAGGTATCGATGACCACTGTAAAGCGGACTTTACGGAAGTCCGTTCGTTGCTAACATGTGCGTCGTAAGTCATTGAGTTTATTACACGGATTATCTCGGGGTGACTTGCTGATTGTGCCTTTGCACATGGATTTAACGGCTTAGACTTCGGCTCGTTACTTCCACTCCTTGCAAGGGAAATCACATGCGTAACCTTCTCTATGCGGCGACCGCGCTGGTCGCGCTGGCCGGATCGGCCAACGCCACGCTGCTTACCGGCTTTTCTCAGGAAAGCGGCACCAACACGGTATCGGCCACCGACGACGGCACCACGACCACGATCTCCATCGCGAGCGGGACTTTGGTCACGCTGGGCGGCGGGCTCTACAATCAGCCGGGGGCGTCGTTCCAGTTGACGGCGATTTCCACGGACGCGGCGGTATTGCTGGGCGGTGTGGTTATCCAGCAGCATTTCTCCGGGTCGTTCTGCATCAGTTCGGTGGCGGGCTGCGGCGGCAACTTCTTGAGCGGTGTTTTCACTGACGCGGCTTTCGGGGCCAACGGCGGCGCGGGCCTCGTGGTTCAGGTATCCAGCCCGCCCGAGTTGCTGACGCTCACCAGCAACGTCATCCCGGCCAGCCAGCTTCTCGACCCGTCCAGCTTCAATCTGACGTTCGTGAACCTGACCGGGCCGCTGCACATCGACGGCACGACGCTGGGGGCGTTCTCGTCCAGTTTCACTGGCGACGTGTCGGCTGAGTCGGTGCCAGAGCCCGCCAGCCTCGCGCTGTTGGGCCTGGGCATGGTTGGGTTGGGCGTGGCACGGCGGAAGCGCCGTGATACGTTCGCCGGGTGCGCCGCGTGAAGCGGGCAACACTTCTCGCGACCACTGTCGGAGTCCTGGGTTTCCTCGCAGGTGCCCAGGCTCCGACTCCGGCCCGCGCCGGTCCCATTGTTGATGCGTTCTGCGGCCCGCTCGCGGAAGGCGGCTGCGGCGACGGGGCCAAAATCTTCTTGGATCAGGCCAACAACGTGACCACGGTGACGGGCAACGTCGGGGCGCAGAACAGCGGCCCGGTGGTGTCGATCACATCGGACCACTTCATGAACCTCGACATCACCCTTGACGCGGGCGGTGGCTTCGCCACCATCACGCCGGGGGCGAACGGGGGGAAGACGTTCTTCAATGGTATCGACTTCTCAATCCCAGGCTACCATTTCGTCTCGCTGATCTTCAGCGTTCAGATGGCGGCGCGTAACGGTGAAGTGGAGGACAACTTCACGATCACGGGGGCGCGGGGCTTGCTGTTGAGCCGCATCCTCGACGCGGCTGGGGCGGAAACCAGTCGAACCGATCAGGATCGGGAGTTCAGCATCACCGCGCTGGACGGCGGCTTCTTCGATGATGTGGATATCTTCAGCCAGTCTGGCTTCCACGAGATCAAGCATCTCAAGGTCACGCTAGCGGCTGACGAGCCCGTGCCCGAGCCCGCCACGCTGGCGGTCCTGGGCATGGGCCTGCTTGGACTGGGCATGGCGAAGCGTCGTCGTGCCTGATGGTTTGGCCCGGTTGCTGGCGCTCGTGCTGGTCTTCTGGGCCGTGGTCTGCCTCATGCTTTGGACGGCATGGGGCTGACCAGCTTATCGGCCTCTAATCCCCCACCCCGGAGGCCGGTCGACGCGGGCGTATCCCGTGAATACCCCTCGACTTACCCAGCCCTTTTCCGTTGCACGGGGGGCTGGGTTTTTTTAGTCGCCGCCAGCTTCGACCGGCTGGTCACACCAGTGCCCGCCACCCGCGCACGGGATCGGGGCACACGACACGGCAAGGCACAGCAAAAGACACGCGATGATTTTCATGGGGATGCCTCCTGGGCTACCCCGGCCTAGCACGCGGTTTTGTGCAATGCACAATATCAAATGCCGCGTAACGATCTGAAAATGCCGCGTAACGAATTCGAAATGCCGCGTAACGAAAAAGGGCGGCCCGAAGGCCGCCCCGATCTCGTTCAGTGAACGGGATCGATCACCCGTTGGCGAGTTCCTTCCACAGCTTGCCCTCGATGGTCTTGGCGATCTTCAGTTCGCGGTCGTTGTTGCGGAAGGCCCGGTTGGCCATGGCCAGCGCGTTGGCCTCCTTGGAACTGGCCCAGGCGGTCAGGACGTTGAACAGGCACCAGAGGTTATCGCCACCCTGGAGTTCGTCCTCATCGCGCGCCTTCAGCCACGCGTGCACGAGACCGTCCACCATGGACTCCGACGCGGTCGGGATCGAGCCGATCACCGCGCGCGCCGTGGCGTCGCTGATGCGGATACCCGGCCACCGCTTCCACCGCTCGACCTGTTGGACGTGATCCTCCGCTGCCTTGGTCAGGCGGGACACGGCGGGCTCCAGATCGATCTTGCCCTTGTGCGCCATGCGGAACGATCCGAACTCGGTGCCCGAGACCGAGGTATTGGCGCAGACCCAGTTGTAGGCTCCCGTGCGACCGTGGATCGCGCTCGACCCATCGTAGGAATTCAACAGCACGGTGCGCAGTGTCGCCTCCACACCCTGCCTCACGGTGGCGGTGTGGGCCGGGAGTATCCACTGGGCGAACATGCGCGCGCCGTCGTGGCTGTAATCGACACCGAACCGGGCGTCGGTTAGATCAAGCCTGGAAGATTTCAGGGCGGTCTCGATCAGATCGACCGCTTCCTCATTCTGAACCAGTGAGTAAGTGTCGGGCGCGACGTGGATGG